ATACCCAGTCCGATGCCGGCCGCTACATACCGGCCATTCAACAACTCAACTTTGATCGACCACTTATCACTAAGCTTCGCCTTGGGGACAAATTCGCTATCCACCTTGGCCTGACTGATGTAGACCACGCCGTCCACGACGATGAATGGTGGCGGCGCAGCTTTTACGGCTTCGCCTTTCGCTGGCCCGCTCCTGATTAGCCCGTCAAGTTCAAGATTGCCATTTTCGTATATCTTCCAGCCGGAGACACCCTGCACGTAGTTGTGGCTCTGCATATTTCCCCTCAGCCGGCTCGAAACCGGATATTGACGTTGATCTGATAGAAGCCTTCAAACTCGCCGGCCGGGATCTGGCTCGCCTCCATGCATTCAAGGTCGCCCGATTGCCAGTAGGCAAAGTGCGCTTCGAGCTGATCCGACAGGACGTTGAGCGCCTTGGTGCCGGTGCCGAGCCTGGCGAAGCATTGGATGCTGATCTGCCCAGGCTTTCGGGTGTACGGCTTGTCAGCCATGCCGGCCATGAAGGCCGTGGCGTGCTGGATGTTCATGCGGCACCAGAGGCCGTCAGCCGGCGGCGTGAAGGTCAGGGTGTTCGGGTAGTCGATACTGGATTGGGGCAGGCTGGCAAAGGCGACCATGCGCGCCGTGATCAGCTTTCGGATGTCTTCGTATGTCATCGGTAAGCCTCGCTGACGCCGATCCATGCCAGGTCATAGACGCCGCCCGGGGCCTGGGTCGAATGCCCGAGTTCGAGCATTTCCGCATACGGCAAATTCGTCTGGATGTAGATCACCGGGTAGTTTCCTGATGCCTTAATCAGCATTGAGCCCCTGGACAGGGTTTCGCTGCCTGATGGGTCGATGTTTTCCGTCACGGTGAAGTCAGGGGAACCGATGGACACGGTGTGACTGCCGCGGAAGCGACCGCCTACATAGCCCTGCCCTGCCGCCTTCGCATCGACAAAGAAGTTTTCCTTGCGCTCGCGCTGGGTCAGCTTCTTGAACTTCTTCTTGCCGGTGTTGGTAGCGTTGCGGGCATCGACGTTGGCGTCGTAGGCATCAGCCATAGCTGTGTTCTGCGCGCGGAGCTCGGTGTTGGCCTTCCACAAGTCCGGATTGCCGACCGGTGACCTCTGGATGACCTCGCTCAGCATCGCCAAGGCAATGGACTGGACATGTTGGGTCACGTCCTCGTCGATCTGGTCGGCGAAGTCGCGCAGGCTGTGACTCCATCCGGCCTTGGCGTTCATTTACGGAGCCCTCAGTTGTATCTGGTAGGTGGCTGAAGCAGGATCAACCTGCACGCCCTTGACCACGTAACTGACGCTCTTGGCCCGGTCGGCCAGGTCCGGCGCCGTGATCGTGTGCCCCTCGGCTGGCCGCTCAGTAACCTCATTGGTCAGCGCAATCAGCTTCAGGTCGCCCGACAAGATGTTGATATTGTCGATGCGCTTGGTTTCGTACTCGGCCATCACGCCGCGACCGGTGTAGGTCACCGGGACGGATGTAGTCGTTTCCTCGACAGGGTCGTAGACGCCAGGACCCTGATACGAGCCAGTGAAAGCCGACACAGCATCGGCCAGCTTCCCATCGAAGGCCTTGGCCAGCTTGGTCTGAAGCTTGTCCTGTAGGCCCATGCTCAGCCTCTCACCATCGGAATGGAATTGGTGCCAGTGGTCCAGGGATAGATCAGCGCCAGGGCGAAGCTCTCCCCGGAAGACAGCGCGACAGAGCCCTGAACGTAGGTTTCGCTGACGGACGTGCCAGAGGTGGCCGATACCGTCTCGCTGATCGTCTCGCGCTCGACGGCCTTATACAGGGCGCCCGTCGAGGCGATCTTTGCAACTTGGGCGCCGGCCTGTTTGATCTCGGCCGGTACTTCGGCGGGAACAGGACGCTTTATCTTGCTGGTCAGCCAGGCATTGGCCTGCATCACAGACAGAACCGGATCACCGGCACCCGCCCAGCCCGACCCCAGCAATGTGTCAACGTCTGCAACAGTGATGAAGTCGGTCATGGGTTATTCCTGGCTTTCGGCCTTCTGGCCACCGCTTGCGGGGTTGCCTTTTTTCTCAGATTTGATCGGCTCGGGGTGCTTGTAGTCATCCGGCGCGAACTTGGCGTCGATGATCTTGTAGCCCTTCTGGCGCAGTTCAGACTTGCGCTCGGCGGTGACCGGATGCTTCTCGTAAACGACTTTCTCGTCCATGGTGGACTCCTGGCAGGTGGATCAGGCGACCCGAAGGCCGCCGTCTCGATTTCGATTACTTGGTAGCGTCACCGATGGTGATAACGCCAGCCGAGGCCTTGATGCTGTTAGCAACCAGGTCCCAGTTGGTGCCGGTGGCCAGCTCAGCGCTGGTCGGAGACTTGCCGCCGTTGGCGGTGTCCCAGGTGTAGCCCTTTAGGCCCATGCCGAAGGTGTAATCCGCTTGCATGGTGGTTTCGATGCGCTCCTTGCCGTTGGAGGTCTCGATGTTGGTGATCAGGTCGGAACCATCCATCACCATCGCAGCGCCGTCAGCCAAGCTCAGCACCTTCTGCTTGTTCGGCGTGCCGGCTTCGTACAGGGCGGCGGCGTCGGTGATGATCACGGCCTTGCCCAGGATGTCGACAACCTGCACACCGCTGAAGGTGAACAGCTTCTCGGCGTTGACCAGGTTCTTGCCGATCAGCTTGTGGTACATGGCGCCGGTCATGACCTGAGCGATCAGGCGCTGAGAGGCGTCACCGAACAGCGCGTGCGCGTTGTTGATGGCGACGTAATCCACGCCGAGAGTTGCGGAAACGTCGTTGGTGGCGGTTGGCTGGTTGCCGATAGCGGCGACCAGGGCGGCGATGGCGGTGTTCAGCTGGTCCGACATGATGGCTTCGGACAGGTTGCGGCTGATCACTTCCAGGGCTTCTTCAGGGTTCTTCTGAACCCACGACAGCTGCGAAGGCTCCCACAGGATCGGACCGAAGCCGCCGGCGATCTTCACCGAGTCGTACTGCTTCTGGGTCAGCGGGGTTGCAGCCTGCGCACCGTTGGCGGCATAGCGGTCAACGCGGCGCTGGGCGCTGTGCAGGCCAGCCCAGAACGACTCTTGCAGGAAGTCGCCGTCGATACCTTGAGTGGTCAGACGGATGGAGCCAGCGGAGGCGGCGTTGAACTTCTCAACGTCCTGCGCCAGGGTTTCGATGGTGGTTTTCTTGAGGTAATCGTTGAATACCTTCATGTTCGACAGGGACATATGTGCTCCTTAACTTGTTGCGGTCATGGCCTTAATGGCTGCTACGCGATCTGATTTGCTGCCGCCAAAGTTGCCCTTGGCACCGGAATTGCCGCCACCACCGCCCTGAGCGCCGCCGCCATTGGCATCGGAGCTCTTGAGGATGTGGTCGCGGTGGGGGTACTGCGAAACAAGTGTCTCGATGGCTTCGTCGAAGTCGGCCAGTTCGCCTGGACGGGAGCGGCTGAAAATCTTCTGGCCCTGGGTGTCATAAGCGACGACCTTGCCTTCCTCGATCTTCAGGTTCTGGCCGAACGTGGCTTGAACCATGTCTGCCGGAACAGCCAGCTTGTCGGCGATATACTTCGAGCGGGAGAAGTTGCCGCCGATCTTCTCGGCATACAGCTGCTGCTCGAAGGTCTGCGCCTTGCCGTTGGCTTCGTCCAGTTGGGTTTGGAAGGCCTTGCTGATTTCGTTGCGTACCGTGTCGATCTCGCCGGCATCCACCAGCTTTTTCTGATCGAGCTTGGAAACAACGTCCAGCGCATTGCGGGCCGCGGCCGGGTCGGTGATACCGTCGAAAGCCTTTATCAGGCCCTCGGCAGTCTCGGCGCGGATGCGGTGAGATTTTGCCTCAGCGCCCAGGCGGGTGATGGTTTCGCGGGTGCCTACAGCATCGAACGCAATGTCCTTGCCGTCGTCACCAGTGAATACGGGCTTCCCATCCAGGACTTCCGCGTATTGCTTGCCATCGACTTCAACGATCTTGAGTTTCATTGTTTCTCCTAGCAGGCCATCCGGCCCAGTGCGCCCCGCTCATCCGAACAGACAGGCAATAAAAAGCCCCGGCGTGCGCCAGGGCTGAATGATTTGGTTTGTGGTTACAGGCCGGCTCTGGCGAATGCCGCGGCGTCCTGTTCGCGTAGCTGATCAAGGGTGAGCAGCTTGCCCTTGTCGTTGTAGAACTGATCAAGGTCGAGACCGCCATCGCGCAGCAGCTTGCCGCGCGCCGGGCCTAACACCTGATCCTGTCTTGCTGCGCTCTGCGACTTGATCCAGTCGCCGTAATTCGTGGACTGCGGCACCTGGCCATCCATACTCGCCCGCGTGCCTTCTGGCAGCCCCTTGGACAGCCTCAGCGCCTCGTAACTCTTGATGATCGGCATCGATGTCGACCTGCAGCACCAATGCAGCTTGCCCGGCCCGCTGAGCCAGGGGACTTTGTGGCCGACTGGCGCATGCTTAGCGTCGTTGGTGTAGACGAGACGGTCGCGCAGCCTGCACGGGGCTGATGTCTTGTTGTCCAGGGTGCTGAGCCAGCGAACCTCATCTACAAGGTCGTCGTTTTGCTGGTAGTAGGCCTCGCGGGCGCCTTGGGCGGTGTGGCTGATCGCCGTCCGCACCATCGAATCAACGTCGCGTCGACTGCGCTCTATCAGGCCGTCAGCGTAGCCTTCGGCCCGGGTACCCATGATGCGGCGAACGATCTGGTCAGTGGTCTGGCCTTCAGTCATGCCGATACGGATGCCGTCGCGGATCTTCGCAGCCCGCCCAGCCTCAAGGCCGCCGATCCATTCCTTGAGCAAGCGCCCCTGGAATGGCCGGCTGAGCGCGATTTCTCGCACCTGCGCCAGGTTGATCGTGTTCAGCTGGACCTCAACCAGGACCTGGCCGGGAATGACCCGGGTGAACAGCGCGCCCTGATACTCGACCTCGTACTGGCCGATGTCGACGACCGACTCAATCATGACCTCGCCAATCGAGGCATAAATCGATTTGTTCAGCTCCAGCACCGAGGCCAACACGGCGTTGAGGTGCTTGGCTGTGTAGGAGTCGGCACCCAGGCGCTCGATAGCGTCGATCAGCTTGGCCCGAAGGTCGGCATCCACGCTATTCAGCAGCTTGATGACCTTTCGCACCTCGGCATTACTGAGCTGCTGCAGGTCAACCGCGTGCCCGATCGATGCTGACTGAAGCTGCTCATTGACCGTTGGCATATCAGAGCGTCCCTAGTGCCGGCCCTTGCTCATCGATGCGCCCCTTTTCCTTAATCCAGTCGAGCCCATCACTGATGACGCCTCGGCGCTGCATTTCGGAGTAGAGCGTTTCGTCGCTGAGCTTGCCGGAGTTAGCCATGCCGATTAGTGCAGGCAACGATGTCTCGGGGGAGAAATCGTTCTCGAAATTCCCTCGCATTTCAACGTGGCCACCTTCACCCAGGCTGCCGTAATCGGCCAGGATTTGGAGCAGCTGCGCGATGCAGTCGGCGAACTGACCAGCCAGGCGAGCCAGCGGGGACAATTCCTGCGCCGCTTCCTCGTTGGCCTGTGCCGCCGTCTTCACCGCCTGCTTATCCTTCTGGAGCAGCTTGGCCCCGGCCATGCGCATATCGTCGACCAGATCGTTCAGCGAGTCGCGCCCGGCGGTG